CCTTCTTTCTACACCATCAATGGAAAGATCCTCTATAAGTTGGCTGAGATAGAGGATTTAGAATCAGCCAAACGTCAATCCAATTAATTTTTATCTATGGACTTTAAATTACCACTTGCAGTTTTCTCACAAGATGCAGAAGACCACAAAAAGCGTTACAAGGAGAACTACGATCCTAACAAAAACTATCCTAAGTATTCTGGTGTTATGCAGATTACAGAAGAACAAATTATTAAGCTATGTGAGTATGTACAAAAAGCAAAGCCAGAGCATAGCGACTTTCATGGAGAAGGTGTAGTTACTATAAGAGCTACAGGCTATCTTAATGAGAGTAAGCAAGGTAAGAAGTATATTGGTCTTAACTTAGAGCCTGATTTTAAGACTATGAAAGCTATTGAAGAAGCTGATGCAAGTCCTGAGTGGAAAAGCAGTCCTAAAGTACCTGACAAAAAAGAAGAGGAATTTCCTTTTTAACATTGGGGGGCTGTAAGGGTTTTTGGTGAGTTTTTCTCTTATGTAAGCCCCCTCACTTTTAGTAGATTTTAAGCCAAATTAAGCTAAAATAAAATAAAATTATCCTTATCTATGCCTTTAACATTTAATAGTAAACAAATTGATAAAGTTGTCTCAATTGATGATGTCGGGTCTTTATCTAATCCAGAAGTTTTGTTATTAAAAGATGAGCTAATGACAGCCATCAAAAGTATGGATGACTATATTAAGAAATTTAAACAGGAAAAACAAGAAGCTTATGATAAAGATTGGCATCAAAAAGTAAGACGTAAACAACAGGTCTGCAAAGCGTTTTTATCGCAACTTATAAGCCTAGATCACGATGAAAGTTTATTTAGATCTATTTATGATAAACATTTCTCGCAAATTATCTTAGAATATATAGATAGGAACGAGTTTAGAACTATCCACAACAAAGCACGTTCTTTAGCTATTGCTGAAATAGAAAGAATATTATGACACCAAAACAAAGTCGAAGATCAGAACGTAAGCTTAATAAGCTTAAAGAAAACAAACTTGAAGAATTAGCAAAAAAATTAGATTTTGATATTAGAGGTTACGATCATATCGTTAAATATGCAGATAATCATACTGCAAGTCTTCGTAGTGATTGGGTAGATGAAAATATTAGGACTATTATTATGAAACATAACTACAACGTAAATAAGGTTTCAAAGATGTTAATTAGAGATTTTACTGATAAAGAACAGGAGGCAGCCGAAAATGCAATCTCAGAATTTTAGAGATAAAGAATTACTGGCAATGACACCTGATATGGAGGGTGTTACAAGACCAAAAAAAGATAAAAAAACTAAAAAATTTACTTTTATTGTTAAAGGAGTTGGAATAGGAACTGCACCCATGAAAATATCTACACAAGCAGAAACACAAGCTAAAGCTGTTAAATATATTAAGGCTAGATGGAAAGATTGTAGTTACGAATTAATATAAAAAAATAAAAAAATCTTGTATGTCACACATTTAGCCTGCAAAGGTAATTTTGGAGTCCAGCCAATATATTATGGTCTTACATCTAAATTTCAAGGTTGGTTTTATGACGGAAAAGTTGTCTATCTCAGCAGAACATTTGAGACACGATCAGAAGCACAGGCAGCAGCAGAAAAACTTAGGGCAGATCGTATGTTGCGGTAATCATGTATTTAGAGTTATAAATGGAACAAGATACTGGCTTAGTCCTCCACCTGATGATTACGAAGCATAAAACAAATGGCTTCTCTTAGATACCATGCTGGTCGCATGGTTCTCTACGAGGAAGAGCCAACAGTATGGCGAGTAAAGATTAAGACAAAACAGGGCAAGTTAAACTTACCGCTAAAAGCTAAAGAGTTAGAGCCTGCTCTTATAGAAGCAGAATATCTATATGCGGATGCTAGGTGTATGAGTAGAGATCATCCTTTATGTATAGATTGCATCCACCACCTAGTCATAAAAGCAGAATGTGGTCTTGGTATGCCAGAAGGTAAAGCTAGTGGGGGAGTTTGGGCGAAGGACTGCGCTTACTTTTGGGAGAAGAAGATTTAGGATCTATTTTGTCTATATGATCGCCAGCTTGGTTTATTATTTTTACTAATCTAAAATTTTCTTTTGCAAAAGCACTTATAAGATCTGGGATGTCGTTAGGATCAAGTGTTTCTATGACATGACGTAAAAATATCTCAACGTGTAATTCTTCTTCTAATGTAACGTCAGCCAGCACCCAAGGCTCAACTTTGCGCCTTTTTTTGGCTTGTTTGTTAAACCAGTTTGACCAAGGCATTACAAGTTTCATTACAAGTCCCTCCAAACACACACTAGCGTACTGGTCATATAAGGCAACAAAGCTATACTTGGCTTAGTTACATTATTGAATTATGGCTCCGATGGGCAAAGGCACTTACGGAAGTAAGGTAGGAAGACCTAAAAAGAAAAAAAAGAAAAAGTAGTTATCTACCCGGAAACAAAGCTTTTTCTAGCATATCGCAAAGGCGATCATCCACAGTATTATCGGATTTCTTAACCATAGCTCGTACTATATCTAGTGCGAGTTTTTTTATTGCTTTGCCACGAAGAAAGGCAAAAAGGATGGGTTCAATAACTTTTAGCATTGTTTTATTATAATTGCTAAATTAATACTAGCTCCTACCTCACAAAAAGAGCTATAGCCTCTTCTACTGGTCATAACGGAAGAGGCTATCTTCTTGGCTTGATTTCTGCAACAGCAAGCTCTACTTCTTTGAGCCTGTGAAATACCTCTTTCATGTCATCGTGCATATCATCTATCTTTGTAGTTAGTAATTCTATAGCTGTTGTGTTTCGCACTAGATCATCTCTTGATTGTCTACCTCTATAAGATATTGATCCCACAGATACAAAACACGCTGTAAGTAATGCCCCACCTGTTGCTGCTATTACCTCTATCACTTTACGAGTCCTCAATATATGTCTATTATACAGAAAAAGGCTATGACAGAACAAAAAAAGAAAAATGCTTTTCAAAAATTAAAAGAAGGTATTGACGATAAAGAAGAACAATTAGCTATTATTAGCCTTTTCGTAAGATTAGGTGTTGTTGTTTGGAGTGGTTTTATTGTGAGTCTTAACTACATAGAACTTCCCGGATATAGCAACGAGCCAAAAGATATCACGTTCCCAGCCAGCTTACTGACTGCCGCGATCAGTACCTTTGGGATTGAGGCATCACGCAAAAAAGGTAGTGAGAAAGACAGTAAAGTTGCAGAAAGCGAAGGTATGATTCAAACTATAAGAGTAATTACTCCCATTAAGATTGAGGGAGCAGAAGTAATCGACCCTAAATCCAAAAAATGAAAAAGCTACTTCCATTTATTTTTGCAGTCGCAACGAGTCCAGTATATGCCAATGTTACGGCTAAGTATGTGACCTCTGCACAAATTTCCATAGACTCGCCTTATGTAATTACCAATGCAGCCCCATCGACCTATAGCATAAGCGGAAACAATGTCACCACATCTACAGGAACAGGTGATTCTGTTGTTACTAATGCTATTGGAGGACTAAATTTAGGCAGTTTAAGTAATGGTGTTCCAGCAGCAGTTAATACAAACAAAACTGTAACAACTGCTGGCTCTGCGTTTAGCTTTTCTGAAAGTTACCAAGCTGGAGATGTAACTCAATCTGCTATCACACCTAGTTCTGGAATAGCAACCTTGCCTGTCCTTGGTGGGCAAACTACTGTAATCTCTGGTGGTACTGCTGGAACTTTAGCCCTTACAAGTCTTAGCTCTGGAATCCATACCTGTACTGCTGGTGGAAGTGGTACTAGCTGTATTGGATCTACTACTGTCAGCATAGAAATTGACTAAACTCTGGCTACTGCTAGTATTTATATACCCGATCAAGGTTTTTGCTACTCCAGTAGTGCCTCAGTTCCGAAGTGGTAGTAGTACAACTTCCTCAACCTCGGAATCTGTAATAAATGAAACAATCACAAGTTACCAGTATCGAACTGGTTATACATTTAGCGTATCGGGTCACAATATAGAATCAACAGATATTAATGGTTACATCAACCCGACACCTACAAGTGTCAATGAGCAAACTGTCGGAGGTGTAAATTTTAGTTGGACTACTTTAGACGGCTCTTCAAACGCAAGGTGGAAAATATCAAACCCAGCAAGTTCCTTCAGTCTGGTAGAAAGTGTAATGGCTCCCGGCCTCGATACAGTTACAAATATAACTCGGACTATAACTACCTCAACCACCACAGAATCTACAAGTACGTTTGGGCAGTAGCTTTACTTCTCTGTCCTACAAAGGTTTACGCTAATACAACAGTAGCCTCTCCTCAATCGCAAAGTACCGGAGTAGTTAATAACAATGCCACCATGATCACCCCCTCAAGCCATCCACAATTTAGGATGTCGCAAGGTATTGTCTGTGCATCTCCTACTCTTACAATTACTCCTTATATGACAGATGCGTGGAGTTTTAATCGACCTATTTCAACAGTAACTAGAACTCCTATTTATGACGAAGATACAGGAGAGATAAAATATTACCAAGAAATACCAAGATTTGAAAAAGATAACTATAACCTTAACTATGGTATTTCTGCACAGATAAGTGTTCCATTAGGCAAAGCACCAAAGCTATGTTTAGAAGCAACAGAAATAAATATGAAAAATCAGAAGTTATTAACAAAAAAACTACAAATGGAGATCGAACTTTACAGATTAACTATTTGCTCAGAGCAGTTAAAGAAAGGTGTGCAGTTTGTTGGTAAATATGCCACTACTTGCGAAGGGATACAAGTTTCTATACCACCAAACCAAGTTGTGCCTCATACACACAAAATTGACGTAAAACCAGAAAAATAGCCCCTTCAGAATCGCCTGTAAGGGGCTTAAAAAAATGTCTGCTTATGTTTATACCTTGCAAAAATAGTTAAAGATCCAATTTAGTCCACCTTTGACATTTAAGCCGTCTAAGCCTTTCGACCAATCTTAAACAGGGATCAGCCCTTACTGGATCTAAATTTATTATACCTTATTATTCTTTTTTGTCAGCTTAGAAACAGCTTGCTTAACTAAAGGTCGCACTAACTGTAAGACAACTGGAGCAGAAGCACCGACCAAAGCAAGACTAAAAACACCAATAAATTGATTAGCAGAAGGAATGTATTGATCTTTGAAGGGTACGTCTTCATATAGAGTTATGCACTCAGTTTTATCTAAGCGATGTCCTACTACGATTTCAAGCTTCTTTGCATTTCTGTAATCACCTACTCGTTGGTCTTTAGGGCTAGGACATTCTGGTATTACTATTTCTTCTTCTTTTTCTTCTGGAATTTTAGGTGTTTCTGTTTTTGGTATTTCTGGATCTCCTCCCTGTGGCAATGGCTCTTCTATCATTGTCATCTGGTTAGGGTTATATATAGGCGGTGTAAAATTAGGAAAGGTAAAATCACAAATGGTATATACACCATTAGGGTCATCTAATAACAAATTATGATTACCTGTATTTTTTATATCTCTATGTTGATAAGTACAACCCGGAGGATTTATCTCTAAATATTGAGTGACTATAGGAATATTAGGTGTGTATGGTTCTGGAATATATATTTCTGGAATATATATTTCTGGTATTTCAATCGTAGGCATTTCTTGGTAGATACACTTCTACATAAGAAAAACATTTTGGGCAAGATAAATTTGTGACTATAGAATACTGCGTGTCTTCTTCAGTATCGTGATCGCCACCCCAGAGTAATTCTGACTTGCAATGCCAACAATTCATTTTTTAAGTTTTAGTTTTGGTAATGCTGGGATTGACTCTCCAGTAGTAGAAGGTAGCGAGTTTCCTAATACATCACCCATAAGTCCTTGTACATTTTCAAGTACTTGATTCATCATTTTAGCCTTAAACTGTTCGCTGGTGACGTACTTAAATGTGAAGAAACCACCGCCTAGAATACCTAACATAAGTATTCCAGTTACGATAGTAATAATGTCTAAAACTTTTCTCATGTTTAAAGAAGCCCTAATTAAAGCAAGCGTACCAATTACATTTATGGTGCTTTTTTTAATTATAGGCTTAGCACCACTTTATGTCATGTATGGCATTATTGACCGCAATATACCTATTAAGACTCAGTAGCTTCTTCTTCGTTTGTTTTTATAAGATCATTACAAGCAGCAATACCACCTCTTAGCTCGTATATTTTTTTCTCACAGTTCTGCATAACCTGTTGAGCTTCTTGATAGTTTTTTGCTATCTGTTGTAACTCTGATTCAAGAGCAGCTTTTTTTTGTTCTGGGTTTAACATTAAAGTTTAAAGTACAATACTAATATAATATCAGTACTGTACAACTCTAACAACCTTAAGAGTAGACTTTTTTTACCATCAAATTGTTTTAACTAATTGCTACAGCAAAAGCAGTTTGGGTTGCTTCTGTGCATAATTGTAACCCTATTTCAGTGTTAGTACTTGAATTATTAGTTACTTCAACAACATAGCTAGTAGCATTTTGAGTTACAGAAGTAGAAACATTGTGCTGATGATTTTGAAGAACACTAGCTCCATAGTTAGCAGTTGAAGTATAAAACATCCAACCACCTAATTCTGCTCTAAATGACATAGCTGACCCACCATTACTTGAGTATCCACCCATTTTTATAGTTGCCCATCCACCATTTAATCCTGTAAATGTAAATGTTTTTGTAGTTCCAGAAGATATTGGTACGTTATAAACATTTCGAGCAAAACCACTATTTGTTTCATTATTACCAGTAGAATTACCAAACTGTTCAAAACGGCCAGATACCTTTGCTCCAGTGCTTATTGTCTCAAACTTTTTACTGCCATCGTAAAATAGTGCTACCCCACCATCAGGATTAAATGTTGCAATATCTTCACTGTCAGTTTTTTCAATAACAGTAAGAACATCAGATCGGATTCTATTAATACTTCCATCGTGATAAATATTTAGGTCATCACTATTTCCGAAGCTAGCTTTTACATTATCATCAAAGTTAAGAGCATTTTCTGACTGATCCCAAGTCATGTCTGTACTGCCCGGTGTAGTGCCTCTAAACTCAGCATCACCTCCGTTTATATTTAAGATAACGCCATTAATTGTTGCCCATCTTCTGTTACTTAAACCTAGTTGACCAACAGTATCATTAATAGGGTAAAAATTACCATCACTTGTATTAGTAGTTCCACTCAGATGAACGCCATTCGCAGTTGTCTCAAACTTTTTGCTGCCACCATAATATAGTTCTACGGCTGCTGTATTTTCTATACCTTTTATAAAGGTTTGATTAGCTTCATCTTTTAAATGTATATGATTTGCTTTTATATTTATAGCGGCATCATTTGTTGTACACTCAATGTTTAAATCATTAGTAGCATTATTAATATGGCTATGTGTACCATCGTGATAAATTTTTAAATCTCCCGAATTTCCAAACTCAGCGTTTTTATTGTCTTGCCAATTCATTCCACCATCAATGGTGAACACTTGTCTATTGCCATTATGATATAGCTCTACCGATCCATTTTTTATAAACTTTGCTGATGTTACTCTTGTATCATTATTAACATTATTGTTTGTATTAATAACCACATCGCCAGCAGAATTACCAGAATTTATCTGTAAATCTCCCACATCACTTTGTATGATATTGTTTGTTCCATTATGAAATATCTCTAAATCGTTATTATTTCCAAATAAAATCTTTTCATTATCAAGAAGAGTTAGACCATCAGATATTAAAACACCTGTAAGAGTAGCCCCTGTGCTTGTTGTTTCAAACTTTTTACTGTTGTCGTGATATAGCTCTACCTGTGCATTAGAAATACATTTAATTGCATAATGATTACTATTAGTAACAATATTTACATCAGCATTGAAATATGATTCGATATTTATATCACTTACAGTAAATCCAGCTATTACATTAGTTGTTCCATTATGATATATTTGTAGGTCATTACCAGTACCAAGTCTTAGCTTTTGGTTATCAACTAAATCTACGTTAGTAGCGAGATCCGTTCCAGTTATAGTGCCATCTGTTATACCATCAGATGTAATTCGTGTTAAACCCATTTACTTTGCCTCCAATGCTTCTATTCTACCGATAGCTTCTTGTAATGCAGCTACAAGTAAGGGTACAAGTCTACTTTGATCTATTCCTTGATATTTTGGATCGCCAGCTTTTATATTTACATCAGGTTGATCCTCTGTATATACTTCATCTTTAGTTCCTGTGATTGCTTCTGGAACTGCTGTAACTTCATGTGCTATAAATCCATCACGAGTACTGTTTGGGTGTCCTATCCAATTAAACCTTGATGGTTTTAAAGTTTTTAATCTTGCAATACCATCAGATATTGCAACGATATTTTCTTTTAATCTATAGTCAGATGATGTGTTATAAGTTGCACTATTAACTCCAACATCAATACTGCCACCAGCACTCCAACCTCTTCTTAATTCAATTATTTTTCCATCAGTGGTGTTTCTGTTAAGTAGTAAAGGGTCACCAGAAATTCTGGAAATTTGCAGCTGTGGACCACCAGTAGTAGTATTAAAAAGTTCTAAACCTTCATTTCCAAAAAGGGTATTAAATCTGTAAGATTTAATGTTGCCCTCTTGGGTAATACGAAGACGTTCTGATGCACTTGCAGTATTATTGGCTTTTGTGTAGAAACGCATAGCACCACCTCTTCCATTAGGCCCACCACCTCCTTCACTTAAGACATCTATTTCACCTAAACTTCCACTTTGAGTTACAAACTTTAATTTATGTCCACTAACACCAGAATTATCTCCTCCACTATCTTTAAAAATAGCGAGATCTGCACCTTGAACAGCTAAATTACTAGCTGAAATATGACCATTGGTATTGTTTGTTGTACCTATTAATAATCTTCCAGACGAATCTAGACGCATCCTTTCACTATTGTTAGTTCCAAATCTTATTGCTTTATTTTCATAGTGATAAAGCACACCTTCTTCATTTGAATCTATCCCAACAATTAATCCATCACTAGAACTTGACCCTGTAGTATCGTTGCTGAAACCTGCAAAAGAAGCAAAACTTCCACTTTCATGCACTTGTAATTTATTACCTATTGTTGAGGTACCTATACCAACTTTTCCAGACGAATCTATACGCATACGTTCAACAGGAGTAGGAGTGCCATCGGCTGCTGTTAAAAACTCTAAACGACCCGGCATATCTTGGTTTCCGGGTGTTCCATCTACATGAGCTTCAATATATGCTGCTGATACAGGTGAACTTCCATCATTACCTTCAAAATAAATTCTTCCTAAAAGGTCATCATCTTGAACAGAAGTATTTCCACCAATAGTTCCACTTCTAGACTTGCGAAAATATATATAACTTGCAAAATCATTATCAGAATACCTATTTAGAGAAATAGATGTACTTGCATCAGTACCAGCTACATAAAGTTTATGATCTCCTGAGTGAAGAATTGATGTAGTTCCAACAAGCAGCCTTCCAGATGAATCTATACGCATACGTTCATTACTAGAACCATCTATAGAACCAAAAAATGCAAGGGCGTTTGTTGCTGCTGGCATACCTAAAGAAAAAGATCCACGCCCACTATTATCAAAACCAATTAATACTTTATTTGATGTTGTAGCTCCATCCCAATTACTTAAAGTAAGAGCATTTATATCTGTATCTTGCGTATTGATAAGAGCCGTAGCAGCCATGTTATTACCATTACCTACAACAAATTTTGTACCTGTTGAAGAGTTATTTGTTGAACCTATCTGTACTCTTCCATCTGAATCTATACGCATACGTTCATTTAAACCTGCCGTATAGAACGCAAAATGATCTGAACTATGATCGTAACGAAGTAAACCTCTAAATTGAGCATCTCCAGAAGTTCCATCTGCAAAACCAATTTGACAAAGAGCAGAAGTATTTGTTGTAGCAATCGTTATACCTTGATTTGATGATCCCTCAATCACTAAATCATCAAAACTAGAGTTATAGCTACTAGGACTTGTTGTACCTATACCTAGTCTGCCAGACGAATCTATACGCATACGTTCTGAGCCATTGACTCTAAAATCTATACGAGAATTATTTACCAGATATATACCAGCTTCATTAAGATTTTTTCCCGAACCGACAATCCCCGAACCAACACTATCGCTATATAAATATCCAGCTACAGCACTACCTCCTCTTATAAATTTAACAGGAAAACTATCACTACTAGATCCAGTTTGTATATGTAAAACTTCTGTTGGACTTGATGTACCTATACCTACGTTTCCAGACGAATCTATACGAATTTTTTCAGTTCCATTATTGCATTGTATTTCGTATGCTAAAGCATCAATTCTAAGATTTTTTCTTACGCTATTTGTTCTATCAAACGCAAGTAATCTTATGGTTGAACTTGAGTTTGGATGAACTTCAAAACCTTGATCTCCGTCAGAAACAGTAAAAGGTGAGCTAGGACTTGTTGTACCTATACCTACCCGATTGTTGGAAGAGTCAACAAATAATGTGTTGGTGTCTACTGCCATGTTTCCTGTGACAGTAAGACTCGTCAAGTCTCCTAGTGACGTAAGAGAACTGGTAACAACAGAACTATTAAGCGTGTTCCCTGTAAGCGTTCCAGCAGCAGCCGTAACTGTGATATTTGCTGTTCCGTCAAAGCTAGTTCCATTTATAGTCCTAGCTGTTGCAAGTGCTGTTGCTGTTGCAGAGTTACCAGTACAAGATGTTGCTACAGGTGCAGCCCAAGTAAGTCCTCCATTATTACCAGATTGTGCAGAAAGAAAATATCCATTAACAGGACTATTACTGACTTTTAATTTTACTTCGCTTACTGTATCGTCACTTGGTTCTCCAATACCACCTGATTCTTGATAAAGAATAAAATCTGGTGCAGCAGAGATATTAGCTCCAAATTTTATTGTAGAACCACTTAATGCAAAACCTTGTGAGGGTGTAGATGTACCTGTGTTTGGTTTTTGGATAACACCATTAACACTAACTAATAACGTATTTGCTGCTGTTGGAGTTATTGCAGATGTAGTGCCAGATGTTACAAGAGTAAAATCTGCATTAGGAAAAGATGCAGCACCATTATTAGCTGCGTTTCTAAGTGCAAGATATTTAAAGTCAGGGCCACCGCCAGCACCAGCTACCTTTGCTATAGAACCATCATCTTTCTTAAAAAACAGTTCGCCAGTATCGGTTCTAACGGCTGGTTCGCCCGAAACAAGATCACTTGCTGCTGGGTCACTTCCTGATGCTCTTTTGAGTCGAATTACATTAGCCATTGGCTTTTACCTCCTTATGGTCTAATAGCTTCCACCATCTATATCAAAACCAGATACACTTCCATTTTCTAGAAAAGTAACAAGATCAGATAAAGCGACCTGTACCATTGTGCCATTGTCGTTTGCAACAAATTTATCTGTAGCGACAAGAGTTGTTGAGGTTGCGGAAGTACCACCATCGCAAACTGTATTGAACTCTGTGGTTGTTACCACTGCACCATCTAAGATTTGCACTTCGCTATCAGTTAAATCAGCTAAAGAGTTAGCTGTTGTCTGATTCATGGTTGCAAGTTCTGTCAACTTATCGCTATGAGGTTCTACGTCTGTACCAATGACAAGTCCTAGTGATGTTCTTGCATTAGAAGCTGATGTTGCACCTGTTCCTCCGTCAGATATTGCTAACGTACCTGTTATAGAACTAGCACCTAAGTTAACAGCCATCTCTGTGGACTCGATTACAAGTCCTCCATTTGATTTAAGATCTACTGATAATGTGTTTCCTGACTTTTGTAGACCATCTGCTGCTGTTATCTGACCAGCACCAGAGAATTGTGCAATCGTGAGGTTATTAGTACCCACAACAGCAGAGCCAGAGTCTGATGTGCAAACAAAGCCGTTATCTGCGTTAACTGTTCCTTTTTCTACAAAAGTAAAGAAACCAGCAGCGTTAGCACCAGTAGCTAAATCTGCTGCCCTAGCTGGAGAAGAGCCGACTACATATATACCATTTTGACTTGCTGTTGATTGGTCTTTTACAAGAACACGATCATTAGTTGATAAAGTAACACCATCTAGCGTGTCTCCATTGTTTAGAGCAGTTGATATTGTGATGTTTGCTGTTGTTGCTGCTACGCACGAATCTTTAACATCAAGTCCTTGTGATGTGGCTTCAACGAAGCCCTTAGTCGCTGCATCTTGTGTATTTACAGGATCAGCTAAGTTTGTAATGTTTTGACTTCCAAAGCTTACTGAAGCTGTTGGAGTAGCCATTTCATTTAATTTATTTGTTCTAACACCTGTATCAAAGTCGCTTATCTTGGTGTGTGCTACAGAAGGAATATCGTCTGATACTAATGCCCTAAATGTAGGTGCTGCATCTGATCCTGTTGTTGGCCCTGATAATACTTTATTAGCATTTATTACTGTATCTTTATCAAAAAACTTACCTTCTCCACCAATAGGCTCAATAGTAGTTGCAGACCCTCCAGATCCTCCAGTTCCTATACCAATAAATAGAGTTTTACTACCTTCACTAAATGCTAATTCCGCATTTTCTAGTGTGGTTGGTGCTGATGATCCTGTGGATCTTTTTATGCGGATTGTGTTAGCCATAGTTTAAAATGAACCCCCATCGACAAGGTTTTCTACAGTACGAGTTGCATCTGCTTTAAATGTAGCAGAAGTAGAGTCATAGTAAATAACAGAATTACCTACTACACCAGAATCATTTAATCCTTTGCCTGTTGAACTAAAGGATGGGCCTTGTGGCCCTTGTGTAGCAACAGTAATAACTGTTGCGTCACCTTCATTAACAGTAACAGTATTTTTACTGGTTGTGACATTAACAGAAGTCATGGTGAACTATAACCCTCTGACATAGTTATAACACCTTCAAGGTAGTACTCTCGCAATCCGTTTGGGTCTTCAAGTAATACATCATAATAAAGTGTATTAGTTTCAAAAGTAGCAGTCTGTACATCAGTTAAGGAAATATCAATAACACCATTAGCTCTATTAGTATAGGTAATTGCAAAATCTCCATATTTAATATTTCTGCCTTCATCCCAACATTGAGCATAGACTGTATATCCAGTAAGGTTTATAACAGTTCCAGTAGAATCTTTAAAAACAAGTTGCAAAGAAAAATCTGCTCTTCTTTGAACTGTCATGTTGTAAGTTCCGGGTTGTATCGCCATAATTAAATTTTAATAATGTAGAGCATTGCTATGTTACGAGGTCTAGCCTCTGAACCTTGACTTCCAGAAGTACCAGATGCAGAAAACGTATGATCGTGTGAAGCATCCATACTAAAACCACCTGTAGGACTATTGGAAGCTGACTCTGTTACAGGGTTGTTTGCATCAAATGTCTTTGTAAATACACCATCTGTAGTTCCATAACCTCTAAAACCTTCTCCAATTCTTCTAACACTACCTGTTAAAGATTTATTGCTAGTTGTTGCAGAAAGACTTATAGAGTGATCATGTGACGCATTTTGTCCGCCTTGCGGATCATTAATATTTCTTCCACTGTCTACACCTCTACTATCATCAAAACCTCTAACAAATTCACCTCGTAAATCTGGAACATTAAAATTACTACCCGAACCGCCATAAGTAGTTCCTATAATTGCAAATAACGCAGCATATGTTCCTGTTCTTGAGTATGAAGCACCATTGCATTTAACATAACCTGTTGGAACTGTATTAGCTGCTATACAGAATACAGATCCAGTTGGCACACCCTCAACAATAGAAAAACTAAGATTACCCGATGAGTCAGTTTGTAAAAATCCACCATTTACTATTGCTGAAGGTAACGTAAGAGCTACATTTCCAGATAACGATGATGGAGATTGTAGTGATACAAAAGGAGATCCACTTGTATCTTGAAACCTAATAGGTAATGCGTTAAGCATATCTAAACCAGCATTACTTATTCCAACTCTCTGTGTGCCAGCAGTAGAAAAACCCATCGTGTTAGCACCTGACCTAAAAATTCCAGTATCGCTGTCGTTGTCAAAACATAGTGCTGGACTGCTTGCTCCAGAGCTATCGTCTAGTTTTAATGGGCCTGTTAGCGTGTCTCCAGCCCTTTTTACAAGTCCTAAATTATCCTCATCTAAATTACCAACATCAAAATAAGTAGGAGTTGTGCCACCAGTTCCGTCATTTCCTGTTGTTGACCTTATTAATAATTTTTTAGGCGAGGTAGAATTATCTGCAACAAATTCACATGGCAAAATCTGACCAGCCTGTGCTTTATCTCCAAAATTATTTGACGCTTCAGCAGCTAAAGCAAGGTTAAGGTCTGCTCTTACTCCAGCACCAGAACTATTTGCAATATCTTTGTTAGCTACTTGTGCCATTTAAAAAATACTTTCCTCCATATTACACCCCTTTGCCATATCCAACAGCTTGAAATGTAAATTGTTTATCTACAAAAGTTGTACCATTTTTTATCTTAATGTTAAAGCCTGTGCCAGTAACCCCCGACAATATAAAATAATCTCCATCAGATGCGTTTTGTATTGTAATACCAACTGAGGGTAAAAAAGCATTAACACCACCTAAACTAGAAGTACCTACAAAAAATGGTTTTCCAAAAGTTACGTCTAAACCAGAAGAAGAAGTGCCAGACTGTAATGGTGCTGTTGTAGTAGAGCCACCACTAACATAACTACGTTCAGTTCTTGATTCAAATGATGCAATAAAACCAGCTTGAATAACATTAATATTATGACCTGTATTTTCTGAAGTTAAATTTAATCTGAATTGAAAGCCTCTACCTTTAAATGTTCCATTTGCAAAAGTATTAAATGATGAATATGTTGGTGAGCTTGATGGATCTGTTTGCGTTGTTCTTACAACCATTTGAGCATTAACATCCTCAATTGCAGTACCATCAAAATTACCATTAGTGGCATAGTTATCCCAACCACCTCCAGCAGGGCCTCCTAAACTTGGAGGTAAATCTGGAATTTGTGTTTCAATAGTATTACCAATTTCTATTCCTATTGTTTGCAGTATTCTTTTTAAATTAAGAGAAAACACACCACCTAAATCTACTGTGTTTTGAAAATCATAAGTACCTGTTAAACCATTAGTAGCTGCTGGATTGGTAAGACTTAAAACATTACTGGTAGTGCTTGTACGAGTCTTAGTACCCGGATAATTATTATCATCATCTCTTTCTGTGAGAATTACTTGTGTATCTACCATATCTGGCAAATCAAGAATTACACTTGTTTCTCCTGTGCTAAATCTTTCCCCATCATCTCTAAATTTTAAAATATATTCACCTTCTAAAGCTGGTACAACTGCTTCTGTAGTATTACCAGCAGCAGCTTGTACAAGATCTACAGAGTTAGCAAAAGTTCCTGTACCATCAGTCTTATTTGAGTGTCGTATGTAGACTCGACCTCCATGCAGAACGTCTGCATCAATAGATTTATCCCACCTTAATCTTACTAATTTATCGTTTACAGGTTCTAGTGTAAGATTTTCTACATTATTTGGAACTGCTTTTTTACCCTCTGCATTAAACTGTGTTGATGATGGAGCAGATGATAATTGACCAGCAGCATTAAATGAAAAAACTTTTATATCATAAGTTCCAGCTTGTGTATTCATAATTTCTATATCAGGTCTAAATACAATTTCAGTAACCCAATTTGAATTTTGAAATCTATATTGAACTTGATATTGTGTAACACCAGCAACAGGAATCCAAGATATAAGTAATCTGTTTATTGCAATATTATTAACAACTACGATTTCTTCTAATATTGGAGTTTTTATACTAGGTGCTGGTTTTAACTCATTGAGTCTTGATATGTTTCTTGCTGGTAAAGTAGGAAAATCGACTGATTCTATATTGTCGTACTTATCAGACCGATAAGCTAATGCACTAATAGAATAATTAACACCATCTTGTTCTTCTACGCTTACAACCCTAAAAGTTTGTGGTTCTTCACCAGTTCCGTCACTCTCTAATAACCAAATAGAATTTACGTTAGGAGTTGTGCTTAATCCGCTTGTAAGATTAATTTTATCTCCTACAACAGTACAAGCTCTTTTTTCAACTGAACCATTGGGCATAATAACGCTGACTTTTTCATTACCACCTCCAAAACTAAAAAGGTCAGCAGTATCATCAACTGTAATTTGAGTTGTTGTTGCAGCAGCAATGCGACCAGATCTTCTATCTCCTTGTCTAACTGGATCATTGACAGCAATGACACTTCCCGGCCTAACAATTGCTCCAGCATCCATTGATGTTGCAAAGTTTATAACCTCACTTTCTTGTTCCTCTGAAAAAACTATTGCACGAGCTAAACGCTGCGCTTGACCTCTAGAAGTACAACCAAAACTTTTTACTTGTTTGTAAACTATTCCAAGTTTTGCTCTTCTATTAACTTCTGCTGTAGTATTGCCATCACCATACACCTCAAAATCCATTTCTCTTGAATCCATATTAAAATAACTAACACTTACAACAGAATGTCTCTGTTTAAGACTAGAACCTGTATAACTAAAACCTTCTGGAGTCACGTTAGCCAAGCTAAATAAATAACTAGGATCTGTAGGTCTATCTTGAATAATAGATATAGATCCCTGTGACCATATTGGTATGCACCTCATTATTGATGCTAAGTCTTTTATAAGATCAAATGCCTCTTTAGATGACTGTATATTTACATTACAACTAAACCTTGGTTCTTTACTTCCAAAGCCATCGTCAAGCAGTGTTCTACCTCCATCATTTCCAGTGCAATATCTACTAGCAGCAACGAAGCTATATAAATCTAAATTTTCATACAATTCAGAATCATTAGCTTGATTAGGGGCTATATGAGTTCCAAATCCATAGCGTTTAGTCGTAAGAAGATCTAAAAGTATCATTGCTGGATCACTACACCAAGTTGCAGCAGCCATTTGTCCATTAAAGACATAATTTTCTGGGTAATGAATAAATCCAAAAGTACTACAAGTTCCTAAACCTAAAGAATCAGCAATAGTTTGATTAGCAACAACAGTCGGTGTTAATCCTCCATTTGCTGCTGGTATTCGTACCTTAATTCCTCTTATTCTGTATGCTCTTTTTGGTATTGCACTAAATTGCTCAGAGTCTATTCTTAACTGTGCATATGCAGAGTCAGGATATGTCTGTGGATCATCAACTATCTCTTGCATAACAGAAACACTAAATTCATCTTTTAAATTATTATCTGTACTGTCTGCTGTAACTCGAAGAACTTTTATTGCTGCTTGTGAATAAGTTGCTGGCAAATTTACACGATATTCTTTGGAATATAAATCAGCAGATCTTCCAGTTATTGTTTCTTGAATTTTATCTGTAAAAGTTCCATTATTAATTTGTAATTGTATTTTTAATTCAACGCTTGAACCTAATAAATCTCCATTGTCTTCTGCTTTTTGTAATTGAGGAAAAGATATTGTTACTCTTACTGCGTCTTTATTAAGAGATATAGATTGTGTTACTCCATTATTAGCAACAGTACAAGGTCTAGGGAAACCAGCTATAGGGCTTGAGTTTACAGGGTCATTTGATTCAATTCCGGGTATAACAAGTTGGTTATTTGTACCAAAACGTGCATCTAATACAACACTTTGAAAATTAAAATCTGCATCTGTTGGACTACTGTTACTAGCGTTTGCATTAAGTATTGGTGTGTCATTTAGAAAAATATCTTTCTGTGCTGACGTTAAATAATCAGCAGAACTCTTAGCAATGCCATTTTTTGATGGTGTTGCAAATCCCTCTATCTCACCTTCTGATAACAAGTCTTGTATAGTGGCAAACTGTTTACTGTTTAAAGTATCGGGCGCACGATACGGAGTTGGAGGAGTTGGAGGGCCACCACCCGAACCTTTAATAATTTTCTTTGTCATGCGACCACCTGATTTGTATCAACAGAAGCAGAGATAACCACAGATCCGCACACGATTTCTCCATAAACAATGGGATGTGCTGTCCCGGCTCGACTTGTATTTTGCACCCCTGAGAAATTAAAAGATATTCTTGGATCATCTTCCTGTTCTTCTGGTGTAGGCAATGGAAATAATATTTCAGAAACACCACTTAAAACCAAACCAGCACCAACAGCACTTAAAGCTGTTCCTATTTTTGTTGCAATCCCAGCACCAGCTAACCCTGCTGTACCAGTAGCTCCAAGTGCTTGTGTTCCAAACAAACCAGCACCCGGGAATAAGAATGACGCACCAATCAAAGCACCGCCTAATAAAATTCTATTAAAACTACTACCACCAGCACCACTTATAACAGGTACAAAATGTATCTCTGATTTTCCTACAGGATCATGTATTTGTTCTTTATCTAATTCATTATCTCCAACTAATACTTGATAATATCTATTGCTCATATATGCTTCTAATTTTGGAAAATTTGTTATTAAAAATTTAACAGCTTCTGCTGTAGTTTTTACAACAGCTTCAAATTCATCTTGACCTAAAAACTCAGCAAGTTCTCCATGTAATTTAATTTTTCTGAGCATAACGATACCTCTTACCAGTACATTTTTGTAACCACTCAGAATATGGCTCTCTACAAGATAGTCTATCGGCTAAATGATGTAAAACCATATCTCCTAAAAAAATAGCTACATGATTTAAAGTTGGATGTAGTATTGACATCAATAATACATCACCTTTTTCTAAATTCTCGTCTTTATCAAGTTCTCTAAATCCAGTTTGTATTGCATATTTCTCAAATAAAGGATTTAACAAAAATTCTTCTGGAGACATATTTCGTTCATAATCAGATAAACTAATATTTTTTTTCTGTTGATAATAATCACGAACTAAAGCCCAGCAATCTGTAATCCCCCAAACCCATTCTCTTCCTATAAGTGGTGCTTTATAACCTTGCGGCTCATAATATCCCCATGTTTCTAAAGTTGGATTAACTATATACCAAGGTAAATTACTTTCCTCACAACTAACTTTATCTGCTTGTGTAGGTTCTGGTGAGGAGACAGGATGGCTATGAAAAACTCCAATAATATCTCCAAGGTTATCTGCTTTTACATAATCTTCTGGGTCAAGAATAAAACATTGATGTGCTGTCATTGATAAATTACGACAAGGAAAATATCTTTCTTTGCCTTTTATGTTCAACACTAAACCTACAGCTTCTTTAGGATCTTGGTCTTTTGCATGAATTAATGCGTTATCTTTCCAATTCATCCTATAAATGTACCTATGGATGGGAAGACATCTCTAGTACATTGACGTTTTGGCGCACGAATACCAGCCATATCAAAAATTGCTGCTAATTCAAACTGTACTACTTCTCTATTTTCTGCTGATTTGCGATCTATATAATATTCTTCTCTTGGAAACTCTGCATCTGGATCAGGAGTACCAAACGGATTTATTGCACCAGAAAAATTAGCAGCATCCACAAATCTTGCCATTGTTCTTATTCTTGTAACTTTTGCGCCAGTTAAATCATTGCCAGCAGTAAAAGCATTTGCAGCTAACAAAACTGCTGACATACTTGGAGTTCCCATATTACTGATAGTAATAGTTGGTCTTGGTAATTGACCTCTTTGAAAAGCAAAACCAGTAGCTTCTACAGGAAACCTTATATAAGTTTCACCATTCCAAACAATATCTCCATAAGCATCAAGATTACTTCCAGCATGAAACCTATGTTCTGTAGTTACATTACTAGGATTACCTGTTGCGTAATTTAAACCCTCTTTAAGAGTAAGTTTAAACAACTCAATAATTGAAGATGGATTTACTTTTTGTATGTCGCTAAAAACAGGTGCGGTATCTATTGTCATGGTTCAAATTTTTGTACAAATGTAGCTGTTATCGTAGCTAGATTAGGTAAATCAATCACCTTACTCCATTCTGGGCAAGTAAATTTATATGACGCTGTTTTTGTGATCGAAACATTGCCACTTGTAGTTGCACCACTAGCTGCTGTGACAACAAATACATTGGCATTGGTAACAGAAGAAACTACATAAGTGCCATCAGAAGAAGAACCAGAGGTAAAGTCAATTACTAAAGAATCACCAACAAATAATCTATGATTTGTAATCGTAATAGTTATTGTCGTACTACTTTGTGAATATGTACCTGTCTTAGTAAAAGATTCTTTTGGTGGTGAGTATGTAAAACTTGCTTTATCTCTTGCACGTTCTTCTAAAAAATATTCAATGGTATCTGACTCTTCTTCTGTTATATTTTCCCATTTTAAATTAAAAATTTTAGGATCTTGATTATTTGGCAATCCAAAACCTAAACGCTGTTCAAATCCATCTGCAAAAGATACAACCTTAACTACTGGCTTAGATTTTTTAGTAACGCTAAAACTAGGTTCTATAGATGGAAAGTTTGCCATTTATGTTAAAAGTCCTCCCGGTCTTTTTTGTTTTATCATTTCTGATTGGATAGCAGCAGCTAAAGCTCTGCCAAACTCTTGTGATCTTGCAGAGTCTCCCTCAACAGAGCTACCAGAAGCATCTACATTTACAACAATATTACCAACACCTCCAGAACTTTGCACTCCAAGTTTTCCATTTGCGCCACGCTTTAATGGCATAATCGCTTCTGGCCCTGCTTCTCCCATAAGCCCCATGCCATTTGCCATTGGGAATAAAGTGGGTCTTGTAACTATGCCCCCTCTAGCATACTGCTTAATTGTGTTACCAGCATCTATAACATTTCCGTTTGCATTTTTAAATCTTCCTCCTGTTATTCCATGAAATAAAGGTTGAACAACAGCATATCTAACAAGCATCCTTGTTAAATCAGCAATAATAGAATTTGCTAAATCTCTAAAGTTTAATTTGCCTGTCTGTACAAACTTAACTAAAGCATCTTCCATTCCTTTAAACGCATTAACAAAAGCATCTTGAGCTTGCTTTGCTACATCAAACGCAGTCTCAGCAAATGTTTTTAAAGATGACTTATCTTTATCATCTCCAGTTGGATCTTGGAAGTTAGAACCTTCACCTCCACCTGTCTCATAGCCCTCCAAAAAGTCAAGTAAGTTACTTCTTGCTACACTTACTCTTCCTTTAGCAATACCTTCTCTTCTAGTTCCTTCTAATCTTTTCGCTGACTCTATAGCTGCTCTTAACGTGTTTTCTAGTTTTCTTCTTTGATTCTCATCGCCTATACCAAAGAACCTTCTAAATGCTTCAATAGCACCATTAATAGCATTAACTATTACAGTCATAGTCTTTTGTATTGCTGCACCAATAGGTTGCATTATACGACCAATATTAAGTTGTAGTTTCTGCATAGAAACTTGTAACTTTTGACCAGCATCCATACTGCTGTTAGCCATTTCAAGTGCAGCATCCCTATGATCCTTACTTAATTTCGCTACAAATTTCATAACGTCATTAAGACCTACAGTTCCATCTCTTAAGTCTTTTTGTAGTTGTGGTAATGTTCTTCCTGTTGCGTCTGCAAACTTAACAACGGCTCCCGGCAATCTTTCTCCAAGTTGACCTTGTAATTCTTCAGCCGACACCTTACCTTTACCAAAAATCTGTGACATGGCTCGAATCGCAGATTGCACATCTTCCGCATCTCCACCAGTTGCCTTAATAGCTTCTGATACTCCTCTAAATACTTTTTCAGCATCATCAACATTACCTCCAGCACCTATAACTGATGCTGATAATGTTGTGAATTGTTTTGTTGAAGCACCTATAGGGACATTTAATTCATCAGATACATCTGCAATTATCCTTTGTGCTTTGTTAAATTCTCCTTGTGTTTTTGTTACACCTTTTAACGCAATCTCAAGACGACCAATTTGTGCAGCATATTTAGCAGCAGCACTAGCAGCTTTTACAGTTTCTACAACACCTCCTATAGCAGCACCAACCGCAGCCCCCGCCGGCCCTCCAACTGCTGCTCCTGATAAACCAAAAGAACCTACAGCACCTAAATTACCAGCAACACCAGCACCAGCTATTGCTCCAAGTGCCGCTCTTTGACCAACACCCATATTTTTTGCAGAACCAATAAATCTATCTCGCATTTTTGCAAATCTACCTCTGGTGTCCATCTGTGGGCCAATAGGTGATGCGTACTGCGTACCCGGCTGTATGCTTAAACTTGCATTTAATTTATTTATCTCGTTTGTAAAACGACTATATGATGCACCGCCTTTATCAACTTGATCTCTTAGAACTTTAAAAGCTGCTATTTGTTCTTTAATTATTTTATTACTTCTGGCATATTCACCATTAAAACTTTTTGCTCTTTTGTCTATTCTTAAAATACTGGCAACTGTTTCGTTTAAATTCTTTTTATTTAATACAAGTGTTTTATTTATTTTGCCAAACGTAGCCCCTAATTTTTTTAGCTCTTCTCCTCCAAAAGTTTTTATACCAATTTTTATGGTATTAGTTTCTTTTGCCACTATTTCTTCTCCTTATTAGATTCTTGAATAGCAACAAATTCCATTAGTTGTAAACCTTCGAGCATTTCTTGTCGGTTATCTACATGATATAGGTCAAACAGTCCTCCATCAAGTAATAAAACCTCGTACTTTAATCCTACTACACCTCCAAAAGATGTGTTCCATTGTGTCTGACAACGTAAAAACATCATTACAATATCCCAATTCTCATCAAAAACTTCAAAATCAACTTCTTCTTCTGGCTGTTCCTCAATTTCAACACCTAATGCAACAGCATCTTTTTGTGTTTCATCTATAGTTTTTTTGCCACCCGAAACCCAGTATAAAGCAGCATCAGTTAGTTTCCCACTTGTGCATTTCCATAGAATTTTTTAAAAGCATCTAATACACCAGCAACAAAATCTATGTCTTCTGAAAATTCTTTTAAAGTTTTATCATTAAATTCTATTGGTGTACCATCTTCCTCGTTCATATCCTCCCAACCAACTAAAACTTTCTTCAAAGCATCAAATTCAGTTGAAGATTCAAACTCATCAAGTTCTGTTCTGGTAAGTCTTTTAAATTTACCAATAAATGTAGTTGAATCAAACTCTCCTACTTTTGTTTCGCTTGGTTGAGAGACTTCTACAGGCCAAGGATAAACTTTAGTCTTTTTTCTAACAAATGCCATAAATCAATATATATACTTCTTTACTCTACCTCAGTAGTCAATACTTACTAAGTAAAGACTATACTTAGCTCATCATTTGCCGAACTTGGTACGAGTGTATATGGAATCTCTAACATAGTCACTCCATCAGCCTCACCATAAGCAACGTCACCAATATCAACTTTTGTACTTGTAACTCTGACAATATTACCAGCAGCAGTACCATGTGTAACTGTTAGGTTACCTAAAGAAGTGTCAGATAATGCAGCGACAAAATAATCTTTCTGTGCCAAAGTTGGTGCTTCTATAGTGACAGCACCATTAGCTGCTCTATCAGTTAATAAAACCTCTTTTGTACCGCCAACAAGTTCTCTATAGACTATTGAGTTACCAACATCCATTGAAAAATTCATTAATGCTCCAGCAAATGATAATAACTGGAAGCTACTTGTATTTCCATTTTTAAATATTAATGGTGTTGCCTGATTTCCATAAGTTACAGAAGGCAATGCTGTATCTGTTGGGGCATTGTAGATTCCGGTAAAAGTAAAATCAATCGAAGGGATTTCACCAACGGCTGCTGAGATCGCAAAAGTCCCTCGACATCCTGTAACAATATGCCTTACACCATCTACGTTGTAGTGAATAGTAACAGATGAAAAACTAGCTGAGATAGGTTCGTAAGTAACGCTGGTTCCCGAACTGACCGTTTCCGAGAAGCCACACGCTTTAAGCGCACTTCCATATCTAGGCGCAGTTCCAGCAGTTCCAGATCCAGCAAGTTCTACGCTAAACGTACACTCAACTCTGGTGTTTGCTAGTAGCTGTTGAGATGCACCTAAATAAGGTCTGACAACATCTCTGTTTACTACATCACTAGATTGTGGTGTGATTGACAGATCTCTTACAAGAACAACGTCTGTTGCTGCTGGAGTTGGATCTGTTCCATAGCTGCTCTCAGCTTCAATTAGAATTACTCTCTTCCTTGTCAGTTGTGCCATCTGTAGTTACCTCAGTAGGGGGTTCAGCTTGTTTAGTTTGTTGAACTAGCTTACGTTTGCCAGTTTTCGGGTTCAGTATGTAAGTACCGCCCTCATTTGGAATTTCATACTCCATAATAATCCTTAAGGGTTGTTAGGGTAACAACTTGATTGTAGATCATGTTGATAAATCGTTATAACTACTCCTGTAATCTACTTCATATTCACAAGAAATTATCCCTGCTGGCTGATCTGCCTCAACAACATCAAATGTTACTGTGGCTGGCCTTACATCAATCGCAAGTCCTCCTAAAGTTGGATCTGTAACAACCTTAGTATGTAAACTTTCAACTGTTGCATCTGCTGTAGTATCAGGTGTTTGTGATCTAACGACAACAACTATTCTTACTCGTAATGTCCAATCTAATTTAAGATAAGTTGCGCTATTAACAGTAGGCTCATCTGTTATAAACTCAACAACTAGAGAAGGAGATTCATCTCTTGTCATTGGCTCAACACGACTCCTATAGATGCGAGTTCCTACACCTGTAGTTCCTGTAAGATTTGTTTTAATTTTTGCTAATATCTGTTCTCTTTTACTAGCCATCTCAAACCTTCATTAATGAAATTACAGATAAAGTACCATCATCTATTTTCCTAGCACTTCTTACTTTATATTTGACATTACTGACTTCTATCTGAGTGTCATATGCCAACGAACCAAGATCAGTTGTTTTAACTGTTAACTGATAATCAGTAGTCAATACACGATCATCAGCAACAATCTCGTCAGGCTGCTCTAAGATTCCTTTATAAGTTGCATTGTCATAGAATACACTCTCTGAAAAATCTCCAAAGAACGTATCTATATCCTCTTTAAAAGCCATGAGAAAAAAAAAGCCCTCGGTTGAGGGCTACTTATTTAGCCGTACTTCTTAAGACCAACTAAGTTGATACTAAAAGTAAAGGTTGGAGATGATCCACCGATTGTCTGAACAATCTTGATATAACGCTTACACTCATCTTTGTTGATTGCAAGTGTTTGCATCGAAGCAGATCCAGTTACTTGTGTAAAAGTAGCACCAGATAAATCTGTGTATGTACCACTTGAAGCATCTGACTCGGTTACTTTTATATCTAATGTTGGGCTAGAACCACCACCAGCAGCACTATCCAAAATTAGCATCACATCTCCGTCATATTCGAGAAGATCTATTGCACTTGATGTAGCTGTGCTTGTTACAGCAGCAGTAGCAACACCAGCAGTGACAGTTAGTTTTTCTAGGTTCTGTTGAATAACAGACATTTTAAGATTCCTCCTGTTTAGAAATGAACTCTTCTAATTTTGCAATTAGATCAGTTTTATTTTTTCTTCTATCGAGTTCTATTCCAAGCTTGCGACCATAAGTTTCAATTTGTGATTTTGTCATTTGAGAAAAATCAACTTCGTCACTATTGGTAGGCTCTGACTCGATAACTGGTTCTGTACTGGCAATAGGAGCTTCACAAACCTCAACAGCTAATTCAGCTTTCTCTACTGCTATCAAATAACTACCAGTTTGCTCTTCAACATCAACGATAGTGCCGACACTCGTTGGAGTGCCAGCTATCATTGTTGCTCTTAGCAATTTGACCTTCATATTATGTTCCGAAGGAGAACGCAGTTGGTTGCTTAACAGCAAAGTCAACATCCTGTAATGCAATGATTCTTACGCTACCGCTTGTTGCATTTGCATATGGATCTACTGTTAGATCTAAACCAGACCACATACCGATCACAAACTGTGAGAAGTCTCCAAAGAGTACATCGTTGTTTGCAAGCTGATTAGAAACAATAGCTGGATAGCCGTTGATTTCGTTGTTTTCAAACACAAACTGTCCTGTGTTTGTAGCCTTTTCTGTTGACTTCAAAGCACCTCTGGCAGAAGCGTTGATTAAGTAGTACATATTAGCTACATCAGCGTTTGCTGCTGCAACGTCTGTCTCAAGTGCTATGTACTCAGCAAATGTACCAAATGTAGTAATTGTTGATGTACCTACACCAGTTGTATCTTTGATACCTAATGGCTCGTTTGAACTACCAGATCCATAGATAGCTGCGTTATCTAACTTAGTAGCGATGACCTTAGCAATGTCATCTCTAATCATTGTCTCAACGTCTATAGATGATTGAAGTAGCAATCTTCTTGAGTAGTCAACGAAAGCACCGATTGTTTTTGGTGTCATGTTCACTTGGTCGAAAGCTTGCTGACTTTCTGTTGGTGCGCCTGACTCACCTACAAAGTAAGCAGTTGATGTAGATGTCATTCTGGGGATGCTCACGTTACCAGAAAGTCCGGTCAACATGGTCGGATTCGTTGCCATCACAGCCATTCTTTTACGAAGAATGTCTATAAATGAGCCTGCTAATAATTCTGTTGGAACTAAGTTACCACCAGCAGTTGCAGTGCCTACATTCAAGTCTCTTTGTAAAACTTCGTTAGGAACTAAAATTCCATTTGCAGGCTTCTCATACTTCTTAGAAGCTGCGTCAGATACCTCTCTCTCAAAAGCTGCTGCTTCTTGAGCTTGGCGATCTGTTGGATTTGCTAGTGCGTTTAATGCTCTCAAGAAAGAGAATTGCTTAATTTCTTTTTGGTCTAAGCCAACTTCATTAGTACTCATGTCAGTAGAACGTATTGGTGTATTAACTGCCTCTGCCTTGTTTTTAACAAGATCGAGGATAGCTGCTTTAGCTTCTGCTGGTGACTTATTAGATTTAATAAGTGAGTCAGTAAGCTCTTCTGCTCCATACTTTCCAAATTCACGACATAATGAAGTGATTGCTGCTGTACGAGCATTATTTTCATCTAAAGCACGTTGAACTTCGGCTTTGATGTCGATCTCAACGGATTTCTCCGCTTCAACCGCAGTTTCTTTAGTTGATTCTTCCATAGTGCGAACCGAGGGTGATGCGGATTCTTCCGCAGAAATAATCTCCTGTTGAGGTGATTTATCTTCCATAGTAATACTATTGCCTTGTGAGGGTGAGATCAAGCTTCTGCCGAAGCCGATTGTTGGATCAGCCGGAACTGTCACAACTGACAATTCGTGAACCGACCATGATCTTGCAAGCATACCATCTGCTGTCTCATCCATATCATTTATAGAATATCCAAAGCTAATTCCTCTAAGTATTCCATCTTTTACATCTTCTAAAATCTCAGATGCAAACTTACTTCTTGAGAAACGGATCTTAGCATAGCCTCTTTTGTCTTCTCCAATATATGCACTTTCAACCACACCTATAGGCTTATCCATATTGTGATTAAAGAGAACTGCACCGCCATCATTTAGCCTGCTAAGATCAGCAGCACCATCTTCATGGCTTAATACTTCGTTACCAAAATATCTTTTTACTGGATATTCAGAACTAAAAGGAAACTCAAATGTGCGTGATTTCACATTTTTAAAGTCCGTAACCTCTTTACGTTCAAATCTATCTCCAGCATCAACACTTCTAATCGCTGCAATTTTTGTAAGTGTCGAAAATTTATGGCCGACCTTTCTATCGGTAGCCTCCCCATTTCGATACAAAGTAATCAATGCAGCAGGGTCATCTGCTGTTCCAGTGATAGTAAAGGAACTATCAGGTACATCTATTGATCCATCTCTTACGATACGATCAATTTTTCCTCTAGCTGTACCACCGCTAGAGTTCCATCTAACAAAATCACCAACCTTAAGCCCATCGGGTTCGGCTCTGTGTTCTGTTTTAGTTTCTTCAGTCATAGTGCGTTCTCTTGCTTTTTTGATTGAATTAGACTTTGACCTAGCCCAAGTTTGACCAGAGTCACCGCCCCAAGCTGCCCAGCTTACCCGGCCATTACTAGGATAGCCTTCTTCCCCCGGACGGAAACCCTTTCCGGCTTTATCTGACTCATGGCGGGCGAACCATGCGTTCATTGTAATAACTGTATCTGGTGATAGCTCGTTTCCGCTTAATATTTGTGTTGCTCTTGTCCTTGCGTCATCTGTACCACCAGCTTCTCCTTCTTTTTTCCAAGCCCTATATCTTTCTGCTTCTTTCCTCATACCCTCAGTAGGCATCAGGTTTATGTCCGTTCCATTAACATTTGCCATAGCTAGTCAGTTTTCTTTTTGCGTGTTTTTTTAGATCTAGTAGGTGGTGGAGTCGGAGGTGCTTCCTGTCCTATTTCTACCTCTAAATCTAAATCTTTATCTAATGTAACTCCTAACCCTTGTGCGACATCCTGTTCTCTTGCAATTTCAGAAACAATATCGTCATAATCACCGCCATTTGTCTGTGCTATAACTTGTGATTTGGTCATATAGCCAGCTTGTTCTGCTTCTCTATAGGCTTTTATTTCTTTCAGAGGATCAACGTAATGTTGTGCTGGTGGTGTCCATCTTGGTTTGCAATATCTCATAGAGTTTGCAGAATAATCAGGAAAATCTAACTCTCCTGTTAATACGGCAAGTTCTATCCACATTTTAAAAACTCTTAGATGAAAGTTTTTAATCATGTACTTTTGACAGAAACTCCAATGCTGCCTGTCTTCTAACAAGCTAAGTCTTGAACTGGAATAGTTAGTTTCTGAGAAGTCTTTACTAATTGTTTCAAAGCTACATCCAATTCCAGTGGCGAACCTTCTAATTTTGTTTTTGACAAACATCTCATATTGCTGAGATGGGTAATCAATATCAGGAACATTTACAGATTCATTAGGCATTAGATACCTAAATGTACCCGGCTCAAAGTTTTGTATTCTTTGTGCATTTTGTACATCATCACCAATCAATTCACCCTGATCGTTTTGGATAAATCCCATAATGCTTGCACCAGCCCTAGCTCGTATAACAGCAGCTTCTTCATAACCCTGTAATTGGTGCATATCATTCATCACACTATGAAACCAAGGCACACCTCTGTTCTGCCCGGGTCGTTCTGGCATAAACAGATGAATAATCTCAGAGGCATTTATAAAGATATGCAATGACTGTTTATTTGCATAATCCAAGTAATAAGCATCGCCCGGATGTTTTTTCAAGATAGCGTACCTTTGCGCTCTCCCCCAGCTATCGACTTCGACACCATTTCTCCACTCATTGCCTTTGGTGAGTGTCTTACCGTCA